ACGGTCGGTTCGTGGTTCCTGACAACGTTTCAGACAGCATACACGAACGTCACGAACGTTTTCCGGGGGATCGGACAGTGGTTTTCCGCCCGGTGGACGGATGTCAAAAACGCGTTGTCATCGGTCGGAACATGGTTTCAGTCTACGTTTCAGACAGCATATAACAACGTCACAAACATATTCAAAAATATAGGTTCGTGGTTTAAGACGAATGTTATCGACAAAATCAAAAGCGTTTTCGACGGGTTCAGTCTGGCAGACACCGGGAAAAAGATAATGGATTCGTTCGTGAACGCGATAAAGTCGATACATATTCCGAAGCTGTCGATCGATTGGGGAACGGCGGAAAAGACAATCGCGGGATTTACTATAAAAGTGCCTGTTCCGCATATTTCATGGAACGCGTTGGGCGGTATTATGAGGAATCCGACGATTTTCGGAATGTTAGGCGGGAAGCTGCAGGGCGGCGGAGAAGCCGGGGACGAAGCAATTCTGCCGCTTGATATATTTTATCGCCGGACAGAAGGCTATATTGATGACGCAATCGCGCGGGCAACGGCAGCGGCGAAAGGAAGCAGCGACAGCAGCAGGAGCAGGGGCGACTTTATTCAGAATATCAACATTGAAAGCCCGGATCCCCTATCGCCGTATGAGGTAGCACGTCAGACGAGGAATCAGACGCGGAATCTGGTTCTTCAGTTGCAGGGGGGACGCTGATATGTCAAAGAAAATTGTATGCAAAAACGAAGATGACGTTCAGATCGAATTCAGCTATGAGGATGACGCCGAATTTTTTCTGATATCATGCGACGGGATCTATTCCGTGTCAAATAATGTTGTGACAAGCGAAAACACGATGACGGACGGATCCACATATCAGGGCAGCACAACGAAGCAGCGGAATATCGTCATCACGGCGGAATTTGATTCCGATTATCAGTCCCGCCGGGATTTTCTGTATAAGTCATTCAAACCAAAATCGCCGGGGACGTTCTTTTATTTTGAGAACGAAGAACAGCGACAGATCGATTATTACGTCGAGGGAATCGAAATCGACGAAGCGGGCGTGTGCCGAAATGCTGTCATTTCCCTGATCTGTCCGGATCCGTTCTTTAAAGATCCCGCTGATACTACTGTCACAATGGCAGGGTGGGAACCGTGTTTTGAATTCGTCCATGAATTCACGGACGAACTGGAAGAATTCGGCGTCCGAATCGCGGAGTTAGTAAAGAACATTGAAAACGATTCGGCGGCGGATCATATCGGAATAGAAGTCCTTATGGAAGCGTTGGGAGCGGTCAGAAATCCGGTTTTATACCATATGCAGCAGGATATCCACATTCAGATCGGAACGGACGACTATCCGTTCGACATGGAGCCGGGCGACGTGGTAAAAATCACAACCGGGACAAACGAAAAGAACGCCTATTTGATAAAGGGCGGGGAAACACAGAAAATAAACGAATATCTGGACGAAGAAAGCGAATTCATACAGTTGGTACACGGGGCGAATACGTTCATTTACGACGCCGCGTCCGGCGTTGATTATCTGAACGTGACGATCAAATATCGGTTCCGATATTTAGGAGTATAGGAGCGTGAGAAAATGGAAGTCAGGATATACGGACAGAATTTATTCAGAAAAGGGCAGATAGAAAATCAAATATCCCTGATCTGGACGCGAAAATTTTATGAACCGGGGACGTTTGAACTTCACGCGCCGATTACTGACGAAAATCTGTCTTTGTTGCAGCCGGGAAACATCATCGGAAAAAAAGGTTCAGACGAAGCGGGAATTATTGAGGATATCGAAAAAGAAGAAAGCGATATCAAAAACGAGATCACGGCAAAGGGGCGGTTTTTATCGTCCTACATGGATCGCCGTCTGATAAAAAAGACCGTGAATTTTTCGGGATATATTGAAGTCGCTATGCGTCAGTTATATTCCGGCGCGGTTCCGCTTCCGCTTGTGGAATTGGGAACACTAAACGGTTTCACGGAACGGGCGGAATTTCAAGTCACGATGAAAAATCTTTTGACGTATGAAGAAAAGTTATCGCGGGCGGGCGCAATCGGATTCCGGTTCCGCCCGGATTTCAAGAATCGGAAAATCGTTTTTGAAACGTACAAAGGAAAAGACCGGACGTTCAGTCAGCACGAAAACAACCGCGTCGTATTCAGTGAAAATTATAATAACCTGAACAACGCGATCTATCGGTACAACAATCAGAACTTGAAAACGTTCGCGATAGTCGGCGGGCAGGGAGAAGGAGACGCCCGGACATATTACGAATTAGGCGGCGGGCAGGGGTACGATTTACGCGAAGTATTTGTTGACGCGAAAGACATAAATCCGGACGGGATGACGTCGGCAGCATACAAGGCGGCGTTATTGCAGAGGGCGCAGGAAACGTTGAACGCGTCGATCGTGTCGGAAACGTTGGAGTGCGAAACGGAAGCAGCGATCAATTTCACATACAAACAAGATTATGATTTAGGCGACGTTGTAACAGTCAGGAAGAACAAATGGAATCTGTATATGAATCAGAGGATCACGGAATTGTCCGAAGTGTACGAATACGGCGGAATGACCGTCGTTCCGACGTTCGGCGATCCGCTTCCTGAAACAATAAAATGGGATGAATAGGAAAGGGGCGGAAAAATGGCAAAAGAAAGAAGCTACGATTATTTTTGGAATTCTGAAAACGATCGTTATTATGACGCTGATTCTATGGGGGACTGGCTGCGCCCGTTCTTCTGCAACGGCGTTTTTAACGGTCAAATGCAAGTGACGGCAAACAATAATATGTCCGTTACCGTCGCGGCGGGGTATGGCTACATAAACGGAAAACACAGACATTTCCTGCAGCCGACAACGCTTGATCTGGAAACGGCTTCCGGCACACTGGATAGAATCGACGCTGTTATTTTACGCCGGAACGACACGGAGCGCCGGATCTATTTAACGATTGTAAAAGGCGGAAACGCAAACACGCCGACAGCGCCCGCCCCGACGCGCGAAGGGGCTATTTACGATCTGAAACTGGCGGATATCTATATCGCTGCCGGAACGGTTAGGATTACACAGGCAGAAATAAGCGATACAAGAATGAACGATGCCGTCTGCGGTTGGGTGGCGGCAACCGTAAACGAAATTGACTTTACGCAGATTCAGGCGCAATTTGACAGCTATTTCACGGCGTACAAGAAAAATATTTCCGATCAGTATCAAGAATATTTCGCCGCAATTCAGGAATTCAAAGAACAGGCGCAAAGCGACTATAATTTGTTGCTTCAGGCGTTCCAGACATACGCCGATCAGCAGGAAGCGTTATATCAGGACTGGATCGCTGAACAGGAATCCACGTTTGAGGAATGGAGCGAAGGGCAGCAGTCCACGTTTTCACAGTGGCGACAGAATCAGGAAAGCGCGTTCAATAACTGGTATTTGAATAATACGGGACAATGGACTTCCGACTTTCTGAACTGGTTTAACGGAATCAAGGGTATATTCTCCACGGATCCGGCGGGCGAAATGATTCTGATGATTCAATCGCTGTTCGACATTATCTATTCCGGCACAATCCCGGCTGATCTTATCACGTCGGACGGCGACGAACTGATAACAACAGACGGCGATCAGTTGATCGCGTTCTGGACGATAAAAACGTCCGAAACGTGTCACTGTTAGCTATATAAATAATCAAAAGAAAGGAGTTTTACAAAATGGCGCAGAAGATGTTTAAAGACTTGACGCCTATCGTCAGTATGGGGAATACGGATCTTTTTCCGGTGGAGCAGTCCGACGGAACAAAAAAGGCGACGTTCGCGCAGATATGCGAAGAAATCAAGCTGCCGGACGTTGCCGAGCAGGTCGGGGATTTCCCGGAACTGGCAGAGGGCGACACGCTGAAAGTTATCGCCGGAAAAATTATCAAATGGCAGCAGGACGCGATCGAGAAAATCGAAACGTATATCCTGAAGTCGTCTATCATTCAGGAATTCCCGCAGGAGGTCGATCTGGAAGCAGAGGACGATCCGGGAGCGGAAGCCCTGAAAAAGCAGGTCATTTCCGGCTTACTGGCGTACACGATGAACGAGAAGATCCTGCAGGTCATTTCGGATCATGGAACACTGGCGGCAGATTACGCAATCTTAAAGCGGGAACAAATAGCGTCGTATGGATATTACGGCGTCGAATGGGACATCGACGATCTGATGACGCTTGTTAAAGCGGGAAAATGGGACAAATTCGCGGTCGGAGATTACTTCATTGAGACGAACACATCCGGCGAAAAAATCCAGTTTGAGATCGCCGGAAAAAATTCATACTTGAATTGCGGCGATACCGCCTTGACGGTTCCCCATATTGTCGCCTGCCCGCGCGATTGCCTGAATACTTATTACAAGTACAACAGCACGAACACAAACGCCGGAGGATATGCGGCGTCGCTCATGCCCGCGAATCTGGAAACGGAAGCAAATAAATTCACGTCGAAATTGCAGGGGTATATGACGACGATCCGGCGTCTGGAAAATAACAAGGGGACGTGGGCGTGGGCGTCCCGCCGGATCTTCCTTCCGGGCAATCCCGAACTTGTCGGGTTCCACGGTTGGGCGGATCAGTACGACGGCGGAGCGTTCAATCAGCTTCCGTTATTTGCCGGAGGGAACGCGCACATTCTGAAAGGCGCAGGATATAACAAGGGTAAAGCCGCCCGGATGTGGTACTGGACTGCCGATCCGTCCGCCGCGAACACGACGTACTTTTGCCTTTTCTCCGACAACGGCCACAGCAGCGCCGGCTCCGGAGCGTCCAACGACGGCGGCGTCGCCCCGTTTATCGTTCTGTCATAGACAGATAATCCGGCAATCGCGCCGCCCGGCAGCGGCGGCGCATATGACCGAAACAGAAAAGAGGAATAAATAATGTCTGTCCCGTCATGGAAACAAACGGCGTCAAAACTGGACGCATTTACCGAAGCCGTGAAATTACGGCACATTGTTACACAAATGATTATGCGGAATTTCGGGTTAAAGCGAACAAAATATGACGCGATTGTCGGGCGGCAAGTCCGCGAGAAATACCCGGAATTAAAAAGCCTGATTGCAAGAATCGACGAATTTCAAAATGAGGTAGAAAAGGCGCGGATTCTGACGCAATATCCAGAATGGATTATTGAAAAGGTCAGGGACAATTTGTTCCGATATTCGTCGGATCTGGTTTCAAATATCGCGGCAGCGAATGAGATTTTATGCCGGACACAAAACGAATTCGTTAAACGGATTTTGTTGGAGAATGACGCGATCGGCGACATCGCGCGGATCCGGCAGGAGGTTCTTTTCATCGAAGAATTTTTCGATATCGACTTGTCGCGCTACATGGAATTTTCTGAACAACTGGAAATGACGAAGAATTATCTGTATAGGTGGAAAAAGTCAACGATCAGGGATTACGACGAATTCCTTCATCCAGAGAAAAAGGCGTCGCGTCTGGAAAAGGAAAAGGCAAAGAAAAGCCGTAAACAGCAAAGAAAACAATAAAATATTTTCGGTTATGCGTTGCACAGCCGCCCGGATGTGGTACTGGACTGCCGATCCGTCCGCCGCGAACACGACGAACTTTTGCAATTTCAACAACAACGGCAACAGCAACAACAACGGAGCGTCCAACGACGGCGGCGTCGCCCCGATATCGTCAGCAAGGCGGACATGATAAGGATTCGCCGGATAAAGAACGATAGGAACGCATGACCGCAGCGGGGAACCGCTGAAATTTACCGCCTGACGCCCGGAAGTGCTTTAAAGAAACACACTTCGTCGGGCTATCAGCGGGCGTTATTTATGAGGATATGGAGAATTTACCAACTTACAACAAATTATGCGATCCGAACGTCCTTATGGACGCCGCGAAAGAATGTCTAAACGGCGTTATGTGGAAATATTCATCACAAGCGTATTATTTAGACAGGATCGAACGGACACGGATCACGAAAAAGCGGCTAGAGAGCCGGGACAGAATGTCGGACGGATTCGTTCAGTTTACAGTTTGTGAACGCGGGAAACGCCGGGAAATACGGTCGATCCACATAAACGAACGCGTCGTCCACAGAGCATTAAACGACGTCGTTCTGGTTCCGACGCTTCGCCCGAAATTGATTTATGACAACGCGGCGTCCCTGAAAGACCGGGGAACACATTTCGCGCTGAAACGGTTAAAAGTCCATTTATGGAGATATTACCGGGCGCATGGATCAAATGACGGCTATATTTTAATGGGCGATCTACATTCCTATTTTGATTCCGTGGATCACGACGTCGTATTCCGGGAATACAAAAAGATTTTCGGATATGATCCGGATATCGTGAATCTGATAATGGATTTCGTGGACGCGTTCGGCGAAAAGTCGCTAGGATTGGGATCGCAGGTTTCACAAATGACAGCCGTGTTTTATCCGAATCAGATCGATCACTTTATCAAAGAGCAGCTAAAAATAAAAGGCTACGGACGTTATATGGATGACTTTTATCTGATCCATGAAAGCCGGGAATACCTGCAGGAATGTTTGGAACAGATCCGGCGAATGTATGCTGATATCGGAATCGAACTGAACGAAAAGAAAACGCGAATCGTCAAGTTATCGAACGAATTTAAGTTTCTGAAAGCGAAAACGCACCTGACAGAAACAGGACGCGTGGTTATGCGTCCGGATCACGGAACAATCACGCGGGAACGACGCAAATTGAAAACCCTGCGCCGGAAACTGGACGCCGGGGAAATCGCGTTTGCAGACGTTCAGCAAGCCTATAATTCATGGCAGGGACACATAAGACATTTTGATTCATACCGCACACGGCGGAATATGGATAAACTATTTCACGAACTGTTTTCGGAAGAAATCAGAAAAGAAAGGAGCGGCAACAATGGCAGAAAACACAAAAACTATCGCGGAGAGTTCAAACAATACGATTTTCCCGAACGTATCGATCCGGCTGAAAGACGGCACAGAGTTAGACGCGATCCTGAACGGAACAACGTATGAAAGCGGACAGCCGATCCCGGACGGGACATTCACGGACGACAATCTGTCGGAAGTGGAAATTAACGGGACAATATACCGGGATATGAAATTGATCTGTTCGTACCCGTGGGACGAAGGGACGCGTTTCGCATTACGAGAAATGACGCAGCAGGAGATCGAAAACCGGGATTTAAAGGCGCAGCTTCAGGCGGCGCAGTTATCCGTCGCAGAACTGACAATCATCGTTTCCGGGCTTATGATGTAGAGAGGGGGCGCACAATATGACATTCGATAAAAACAGCGGGCTTGTGATTGTATGGGTTAATATGGTTCAGAACGGGACATATACGCGCGATCAGATTCCGAAAATGTTCAATCTGCGGGAGGTCGTGGCGGAGGTTCTGGACGAGCAGGCGGAGGACGCCGCGTAATTATGCCGGAAGCGGATCCGGCTTCCGGATCTTTTCCTGAATATCCCCGGCGGGGTGGCAGAAATTAGTCACTTCGTCGGGGTTTTGTTTTGTATCATGGGCGCATAAAGGAAAAACACGCACACGAAAGGAGTTAGAAAACATGGATCAGGATTATATCACACGGAGCGAACACGAGGAATTCGCCCGCCGAATGGATTCTGAAAATCAGCGAATCAAAGACGAAAACGAGCGGCAGAACAAGCGAATTTCGATTGTTGAAGAATCGGTCAGGGAATTTAATAAACTGGCGCTGCAGATCGAACGTCTTGCAACGTCAATCCGGCAAATGGGGGAAGAAATATCAAAGCAAGGGGAACATCTGGAAAATATCGAATCGAAGCCGGGGAAACGGTGGGAATCCCTGATGACCGGGATAGTCGGGGCGATTGCCGGAGCGGTCGGCGCTGCAATCGCGGCGGGCTTTTTACACTGAAAACAGGGAACCTAAACAAGTAAGATCACAATATCCGGCGAGGATGACGCGGGGGTTATGTGATAAAGAAACAAGGAGAAAACCAAAAAAAGAAAGGACGTGTTTTTATGAATCAGGTAACTATGGAACTTTTAAAATTCGCCGTTATGTTCGTTATGGCGGTCGTTGCGTATGTCATCCGGCGCGATCTGGTTCCGTTCATCCGGTCAAAAATGACGGCGGATCAGTTGAAAACAGCGCGGGAAATGGCGACAATGTTTGTCTACATGGCAGAGCAGACATTCGGCGATAAGACGGGAGCGGAGCGAAAGCAGCTTGTAAAGGACGCATTGCGCGAAGCCCTGAAAAGCGCCGGAATCAATATGACAGATCAGTTTGTGGACGACATGATTGAAGCGGCGGTTAAGGGAATGAAAATCGCAGAATCTGGCAGCATGATTGAATTTGAAGTTGCGGAAGCGGTTGAGGACGAAACGGTCGCAGGGATCCCGGACGCTGCCGAAGGGGGCGTTTGATATGGCGACACAAGCGGAATGTGAGGTTTTTATAAATCAGATCGCGCCGTTATGCGTAAAGTACGCGGAAGCATACGGATATAAAAATGTGTCCGGGGCGATCGGTATGGCGTGTTTAGAATCCGGCTATGGACTGTCACGTCTGGCGGCGGAATTTCATAATTATTTCGGGATGAAATGCGGGACAAAGTGGACGGGCGCGTCCGTGAATATGCGGACAATGGAAGAATACACGCCCGGAACGTTGACGCCCATTTCAGACAATTTCCGGGTGTATGACGATATGGAATCCGGCGTCCGGGGATATTATGAATTTCTGGAACTGGCGCGTTATCGGAATGTAAGGGAGCAGGACACGCCGGAAGCCTATCTGTCCGAGATCAAGACGGCAGGATATGCCACGTCGTCAACCTATGTTCAGGACGTTCTGGCGGTCGTTGCGGCGCACAATTTGACAGAATGGGACAAATATATGACCGGGCAGGAAAACGCCGCCACGGGGCAGCAGGACGCGCAGAAAGGGGGATATAATATGTATAGCAGACAGAAGGTCGTTGACTACGCAAACAGTCAGGTGGGGAAAAAGGAATCGGACGGATCCTATAAATCGATCATCGACACATACAACACGCTTCCGACGGATCAGCTTCCGCGAAAAACGCGTATGCAGTACGGTTGGGCGTGGTGTGCGTGTTTCTGGTCGGCGATTGCGGTCGCGCTGAAATATCTTGCAATCATGCCGATAGAAATTTCCTGCTATTATCTGATCGAAGCCGCTAAAAAGTTGAAAGTATGGCAGGAAAACGACGCCTATATTCCCGCGCCGGGGGACGCCGTTCTGTATGATTGGGACGACAGCGGACAGGGGGATAATACCGGGAATCCGGATCACGTCGGCGCTGTTACATATGTCAACACGGCGTCCGGGTATATGGTCGTGACCGAAGGGAATTATGGGAACGCGGTCAAGAAACGGACAATTTCGTTAAATGGTCGGTATATACGCGGGTTCATTACGCCCAAATATGACGACAGCGCGATCGCGGAGCCTGATAAGACAGGCGGAAAAAGTATTTCGGAAGTCGCCCATGAGGTCATAGCGGGACAGTGGGGCAACGGCGCAGCCCGGAAACGCGATCTGACGGCGGCAGGTTATGATTACGACGCTGTTCAGTCCGAAGTCAATCGGATTTTAAACGGCAGCGCGGAGACGGCAAAGAATGAGAATTCCACAGATCAGGCGCAGCCGACGGCGCGGAAAGTAACGGCGACGTGCTACGCTCACAAATTCGACGGCGGCGTCGCCGGGACATACATCACAACGGCGAATCTGTACTGCAGGAACGACGCCGGGACGAATAAAAAGGCGTTGTGCCTGATCCCGGAGGGAACGAAGGTTCAGTGTTACGGATATTATAACGTGTCCGGCGGCGTGAAATGGCTTTACATTCAGTTTGTAATGGACGGGACACAATACACGGGATTTTCAAGCGCGGCTTATCTGAAAAAAGCGTAAAGAAAGGAGGGTTCAGCCCGCGAAAGGGCGCGGACATAAATTAAAAGCAAACCATTCCTTCAACTGGCGGATAATATGTCACAGATAAAGGCGACTGCAAATAGCAGTCGCCTTTTAATACAAAAATACACTCAATGGGTAAAAAAGAAATTGACAAATACACTCAATGGGTATATTCTTATATAAAGAGCCAAAGAAAACGAAAGGAAAGGGGCGCAGGATATGACGATTCAGGAAGCGAGGAAAGAACGCGGATTATCGAGGAAAGCCGTTGCGGAATGGTTGGAAATACCATATCGAACTATATCAAATTGGGAAAATGGCGAACGGCAGTGTCCGGCATATATTGAAAAGTTGATCGTTGAAAAGATATTGACGTGGCAGACGGGAACGGAAAACGCATAAAAGAGGGCGGGCGGCTATAAAAGCCGCCCTTCGCCACCTACTGATCCAGAACCATATCATAGAACGCGGATTCAGTTAAAATTTCAAGGTCGTTCCCCTTCAGGATCAGGGCTTCAGCCTTCTTTTGCTTATTGCTTTTTCCGTCCTTTATGGACGCGCAAAAATCATTGTTGCCGATGACAAGATAATTTGTATGTTTATTTATATTATCGGAGCAGGAGCCGCCGAGATTGACGACAAGTTGCATAGCGTCCCGGCGAACCATTTTTTCAAGCGCACCTGTGAAACAGACGTTTTTTCCGAAAAGCGGGTTGTTTTCATCAAAAACCGTCGCTGTCGCCGTTATATCTTTCGCCGATAGTTTAGTCTTATGAGCGAACGCGGACGAAAGAAAGGCGTCAATGCTGCCGAACTGCCGAAGCGCTTCTTCTTTCAATCGCAGAAAACATTCGTTGCAAGCCCGGCAATCATCAAGGGATCTATGAGAAGGCGCGGAAGCCTTTAAATGTTTTGCGACGGTAGAAAGTTTATAGTTATCCAGATCGGGCAGCAGCTTTTTAGAAATCCGCATAACGTCGATAAAATCATTCGAGAGGGGGACGGATTTACACATCATCAAATTATCATATAAGAAATTTATATCGAAATTAACATTGTACCCGACGAGCGTTTCACTACCCACGAAATTATAAAAGTCAGAGATCGCGGACGATATGTCCGGGGCAGATTCCAACATTTCATTTGTGATCCCGGTCAACGAAGTTATAAAGTCGTCGATCGGTTCGGTCGGTTTTACAAGTGTGCTGAAGGAATCGGTTTCGGAGCCGGCGCGGTACTTGACAGCGGATATTTCAATGATTTCACAGAAACGAACATCAAGCCCGGTTGTTTCGATATCGATCACGATATAATCATCCGGGAATGATACAGAACTTTTTTTCTTTTCTGGACGCTTGATCGCTTCGGGTTGCCCGGCAACAACGCAGGGACGCCCGTTTTCATCGACGGAAATACTGATATACAT